TAATTCTTCCTGGCCAAATCCGCCCGATATACCTAGTGCGGCTGATCTAAAGGATTCCTCTGCGGATATTGCACTTCCAGTAACTTCTCTTAAATTATTTGCAACTATGCTAAGAGTTCTTCCTGATTGATTTCCTAATTCTTCTAAACCTTGAGATAGAATATCGAATCTTGCAGCATTTTTTAAGAATTGAAAAGCAGCACTGGCAGCAAAAACGTTAGCAGCTAGTGTAGCATAAGCTCCTACAAGCCCTGAAGAACCGCCTCCGATACTTTGAGCTTGTTTAGAAAAAGCTTTAGTGCTATTAAGCGTAGTGGTATACATAGATTTTTCAACGCTATGAAATCCATCTGCTTCTTTACTAGTTTGTTTGAAATTAGATCCAGTGTCTTTTACTTGCTTTCCTAAATTTTTGGTTTGATCAGCAGCTTTTTTAAGAGAATTACCCTTAACGCCTGCTTCTATTTCAAATTTTACTTTTCCGTCTGCCATTTATTTTCGCTTCATTCTATCGTACTCAGCTTTTAACTTTTTCTGAGATTTTTCGATAGCTCTACTGTCTAACCACAGTATTGTATTAAATACAAAGTCTATATCCTTTTCCTGTATTGTATATCTTTCCATAAGAAAGTTTAAATTGGTAAAATCTTTTCCTACATACCCTATATCTGGGTAGACTCTGTCTCCTAAACTATTAAATATATTTAATATGTCGGTAACTATATCTGGAAAATCCTCCCACGCGGGAGGGCATTTTTCCCAGTCCACTTCTTCTCCAGTTTGCTCACACATCATGAGATACTGGTCTTTGGTCATTCCTACGTCTGAATTATTTAGAAATGTTTCCAGGCTTTTTATCAGTTTCTGCTGATTGTTTTGTACGAAAGTTTTCTAAATCAAAGACTACCTCGTTGAGCCAGTTATCAAACTCAGATGAGTTTTCTACTAGTTGCTGTGCATTCTCTAAAGAGTAATCTAATTCTGCATTTCCATCCTGCCCCTTTAAATCAACGAGTAATAGATCTTCTAAGTATTTTAATTTAAATCCTTTCCAACCTTTAACAGTTGCTTCTGTAAACTCCTTTACAAATCTTTCATCATCTAAAGATTCTTCAAAAGCTCTTGTTTTTCTATTGAACTTGTTTGTAGTACACTTTTTTCTTAAGTTTACTAATTCTTTTCTTGACAAATTTGCAAGTTCCACTTCAAATCCGTCTAGTCCTGGGAACTCAGCCCAAGTAGTTTTACTGTCTACCAGTAATGATTTTAAATCCATTTGTTGTCTCCTAATATGTTATAATGGTTCCTAAATTTGCAGGACTATTAACTAATCTGAAGTCAAAAGTCTGCCTATAAGTTTCAGCTATGCTATTTCTTTTTGTAAACATACATCCTGTAAGATTAGCGTTTAAAAAAGTAGAACCATTTACTATGGTTTTTACAGCTATATTTGCTGAAGTATCAAAAGTTTGAAAAGTATTAGAATTATTACTTGTTATGTATTGTGTAATATTTCCACTCACTACTCTTTCTCCTAATGTATAAGTTGTCGGGTACATTGCATTACTTGCATTGGTAACAGACAAACTATTCTGTAATGTCTCATAAGGAGTCCAATTGATATTATTTTGCACTTGCAATGTAGTAGTAATTAAATTAGATACATTTGTTGAATCTATTTCTACATCTAGCAAGGATACGGTGGGAGTTCTAGTCGAACTAGCGCTTACCAGTGAACCTGGAAGCGAAAAGCTAGCATTTCCCACTCTACTTAGTTTTTGTGCAGCTCCACTAACTTCTAATGTTAATGGACTGGTTTTTTCTAAATTGAACTGTCCTTCTGTAATTACGCACCCTTCTAATTTAAAGGTGCTTTCACTCGTTACGATATATAGATCAAAAGATTTTAATAACTGTTCTCCATTACTAGTATCGTAATCTGTTAAAAGACTTTTTACAATTGATTCATCCTTCTCTTGAGTTAGATGAACTGCAAAACTAAAGTTTGCGGGATTTGCTTTTGTTATACTTGTTCCCTGAAACATCTTTGTTTGATCGTGCAAAGTCTTTACTTCGTATGCATCTTCCGCGAATGTTTGTGAGAACGACACTTCAGGAGTCGTTTTAATTAAATAACGACTCCCATTGTGTACGATGTGTACACTACTTTCTCGAAGTAGATTGTACGTTGCCATTTTTATACAGTGACGTCTGTCGCATATGCAGAGTCAGAATGAGTAGTTGAGCCTTTATACTTAACTGTCATTTCGTCTCCTGTTGATAAGTTACTACCTTGAGCTGCGAACTCAACAGTAGATGATATAATATCTGCAGTTTCTATTGACGGTATTTGGAAATGAGCTACCGGTAGATCAAACTCTACAACTGGAGTATCTGAAGATGCTCCGCCCATAAACAAACTCATGTCAAATTTAGTATTCACTAAGTCTGTAGCTTTTGTTAAGTCAGATAATAACTCATTAGAGCCATCTGCTTTAGTATCTAAGTACATAGTTAGAGAACCACTTATCTGTCTTGACCCTGAAAAAGAACCAATTGGAGTATCAACAACTCCTAATGTTTCTGGAGTCAAATAAGTAATATTGTTAGCGATTGTTAAAGAACCACCAGTAATATTAATTTGATATGTTTTATCTGAAGTACCGCTAGTTGCTACACTTAATGCTTCTGTAGCACCTGAGCCAGTTACTTTATGTACTAAACTTAAAGTAGATAACTTATTTCTTAGATAATCAGCGTCTGAAGAAGCTGTAGTATCTACATAGTTGTACCCTTCAGCATAAGTTCCAGATGTATCAGCTGTATCAGTAGTTCCATCAGTTGTTAATGCTTTACTTGGGTCTTCTATAGCTGTAGTTACCTGATCAATAGTTGTTGCGTTACCTGACCAAGCAATAGTAGCAATACCATCAATTGAGAAGTCAATCTCAGCTTGGTTTACTTGACATTCATTTAGTCTGTAAGTAGTATTTTCCATTACGAAAAATATTGATAATTTTAATAATTCGTGATGGTCAGATCTTGCAAAAGATACATCTGCATCTGTTGAGTCACAAACAACTGCTGGAGCTGAAGTTCCGCTAAGCGCACCTCCAGTAATATCTTTACCAGCAATAGCTGCCCATAAAATGTTTTCACACATATCATGAACTCCAGTACCTCTGTTACTGTTGCCACCATGTTTAAAAGGTCTTACATAAGTTGAGAATGACCACTCAGCTGGAGCTAAAGAGTCATTGAATCTTTTTGATCCTCTACTTGGGGTCGCACCCGCTTCATTAATTGTTATATCTGTAGATTCTGAACTTTGTGAAAAACTATATCCGTCTAGTACTCCGATTTTAAAAGTATTAGCGTCTGTTCCGTTTCCTTTAAAAAGTCCTGTTCCAGTTCTTGAACCTTCTGAAGTTACTGAAGAAACTCCGTCAGCGTCACAGTCAAAACCTGTTCCACTACCAGTTGTAGCACTCTGGGATAATCCTGCGCCATCACTGATTCCTGTTCCTCTAAAGTTGTTTGGAAGTGCAACGGATGTTACTCCGCCACTGCCATTGACTGTTTTTACTACTACTTTTACTCCATTAGATAAAGTAATAACGTCGCCTACAGCATGTCCTGTACCTGCAGTAAATGCATCAACACTTAATAACGAACCACCACTTGCGTGCATTCCGTTTACTGATGATACAAATACCTTGGTATTTCTTGATAGATTTAAAGCCATTTTGCTTATCTCCTATAATTTACTTTGGAAAGGGTTTAGCTAGAATTTTCTGCTTTACCTGTTTCCTAATATCGTACTTCAAGTACCATTTCGCCTATACCTAGCGGAGTGATAACTCCTTCATCTGTACTAATCTGTTGAATAGTCATTGATGTCGTTTCTAAATTAGGTGAGACACTACTGTCATACACTAGTATATCGTTATCATCTATGACTCTTTCGATGTCTTCGAGTAATAAAGATAAAATTTCTTGAGGGTCATTTGCATCTTCTACATACGCCCTGATTGTTACTGTTAAAAATCTCCACTTGAACCCTCCAGGTTGATATA